GCTAGAATAGACGAAAGAGCAGACAAATCGTATGCTACTCAAGTTTACTACTGCATGAGCATTGGAGCAACACGTATGGAAGAAGAAAAAGTGGTAGAAGTTCAAGCACACGAAGCGTAATAGAGGAGGATAAAATATTATGGCAAATTCAATACAACAAGCGAAAATTGCTAGTACTCCTGCTCAAAAGGTAAAGACTAACGAACTTACAGGTAGAGTGAGAGTAGCCTTTGCTGAATACGAAGCAAGTGCAGAGCAATCAACTATACATATGTTTAGCATACCAAATGGTGCAAGACTTTTATCAGGAACAGTAGCTTATGATGCATTAGGATCATCTACTACAATTTCTGTAGGTTATGCAGAACACACAAAAGCGGATGGTACAACAGAGTCAGCTGACGTAGATCAATACAAAGCTGCTGCTGCTTCTACATCTGCCGAGAGTGTTGCAGTGTTAGACACAATAGCATTAGACAAAAATGCAGTAACAGATGCGGACAAAGATGGTGTTCCAGTTACAGTTACATTAGCGGGAGCTAATGGTACTGGTACTATTCAGTTGCAAATGTTATATGTAATTGACTAATAACTAGATTTAGGTGGGGGAGAAATCCCCCATCTTTCATTTCATGACAAGAGCAAGATTTGACCCAAGGCTTATAGATATTTACAAAGAACCTAGACTTTTGTTGCATTTTCAATGGGGAAACGATAATAAGATTTATAGATATGCTTTAGTTGAAAAAATTGATATAGGTAGTATCAATGAACTAACAAAGCAAAAGAAAGATGAACTAAATCTTTCTAACGAGGACATTTGGAAAAAATATGGCATCAGTAGTAGACATTTGTAACGGAGCATTAAATCAGCTAGGAGCTACAACCATTCTTTCATTGACAGAAGATTCAAAGAACGCAAGACTTTGCAACGCAAGATATACACAGGTTAGAGACGCATTATTTAGATCACACCCATGGAACTGCCTACAAAAAAGAATTGAAATAGCAGCAGATACAGATACACCAGCTTGGGGTTTTAGTTCACAATATACTTTACCATCTGATTGTATGAGACTACTTCGTATATTAGATTTTGATTCTAATTACAAAGTAGAAGGTAGAAAGATATTAAGCAACGCATCAAGCATGAAAATTTTATATATTGCTAGAATTACTGATCCCAACGAATATGATGAATTACTAAGAGAAACTATTTCAGCTGCATTAGCAGCAGACATTGCATATGGAGTTACATCTTCAAATCCTGTAACTCAAAATATGTATCAACTATTTCAAGATAAATTAAGAGACGCTAGATTTGTAGATGCAACCGAAGGTCAGAATACATCACCTGATCTTGGTATGACAGATGAGATAGAGTCAAGTACATTTATAAACTCAAGGTATTAACACATGGCTAGAGTTGCAGCACAGCTGACCAACTTTACAGGTGGAGAGCTTTCACCACGTTTAGATGGTCGTAATGATTTAACAAAGTATTCTTCAGGATGTAAAACTCTTGAAAATTTTATTGTTTATCCACATGGAGCTGCTGCTAGACGACCAGGCACAACTTTTATTTCAGAAGTTAAAACAAGTGCAAAAAAAACAAGACTAATACCTTTTGAATTTTCAACTACACAAACTTATATTTTAGAATTTGGTGATCAGTATATAAGAATATATAAAGATCAAGGACAAGTACAATCAGGTGGATCAGCTGTAGAAATTGCTACACCTTATTTAGAAGCAGAACTATTTGAATTAAAATTTGCACAGTCAGCAGATGTTATGTACATTTGTCATCCTAATCATGAGGTAGAAAAATTATCAAGAACATCTCACACTGCTTGGACTTTAACTGATGTTGCTTTTACTAAAGGACCAATGCAAGATGAAAATACAACTACGACAACTTTAAATCCTGGTGCTACTGCTGTAGGTACAGGTGTATCTTTAGCAGCTTCTTCAGCAGCAGGTATAAATGGAGGAGATGGTTTTCAATCCTCAGATGTAGGTCGATTTGTTTTTCTTCATGGTGGTTATGCAAAGATAACTGGAGTTACAGATACAACAAATGCAACGATTGAAATATTAACTACACTCTCTGCATCAACAGCAACTGAGGCTTGGAGACTTGGAGCATTTTCAGATACAACAGGACATCCTTCTTGTGTAACTTTTTTTGAACAACGATTAGTATTTGCTGGAACAACTAATCAACCACAAACAATATTTTTTTCAAAGTCAGGTGATTATGAAAACATGGATGCAAACTATGGCGGAACTGTGGCTGATGATGATGCAATTATTTATACGATAGCATCTAACCAAGTTAATGCTATTAGGTTTATGACTGCTACAAGAACTTTAATTATAGGCACAGCAGGTGGTGAGTTTACTGTGTCAGGAGGAGGTACGGATAGTGCTATTACACCAACAAATATATTAATTAAAAAACAATCAAATCATGGTGCAGCAAATGTTGATGCTATATCTGTAGGTAATGCCACATTATTTTTACAACGTGCAAAAAGAAAAATAAGAGAACTAGCATATAACTTTGATGTTGATGGTTACATCGCACCTGACATGACTATTCTTGCAGAACACGTGACTGAAGGTGGTATAACGCAAATGGCATATCAACAAGAACCTAATCAAATTATTTATGCAGTTAGAGGTGATGGTGAACTTGTAGGATTAACTTATCAAAGAGAACAACAAGTTACTGCATGGCATAGACACATTTTTGGTGGTGCATTTGGTTCAGGTAAAGCTGTATGTGAAAGTGTAGCTGTAATACCTACAGATGATACAGAGTATGAAGTTTATGTTATTATTAAAAGAACCATTAATGGTGCAACAAAAAGATATATAGAAGTTTTAAATAACTTTGATTTTACAACGACAGATAATACTACGTTTAATTTTTTAGATTCACAATTATCTTATAGTGGTGGTTCAACAACAACACTTTCAGGTTTATCACACCTTGAAGGACAAACAGTTTCAATATTGGCTGATGGTGCTACACATCCTGATAAAACAGTATCGAGTGGTTCTATAACTTTAGATCGTGCTGTAACTAAAGCTAAAGTAGGTTTAAGTTATGATTCAATATTACAAACGATGAGACTTGATGCTGGTTCGCAAAATGGAACATCACAAGCTAAGACAAAAAGAATATTTGAGATTACAATAAGACTATATGAATCTGTTGGTGTAGAGGTTGGAGAATCGCTAAGTAACATGGAACGTATACCATTTAGAACATCTGCTGATCCTATGGATCAAGGTATACCACCATTTACAGGTGATAAAGCTGTAGAATTTAGAGGTAACTACGACACTGATGGATTTATTTTTGTTAGACAAACACAACCTTTACCTTTAACAATATTATCATTATACCCTGAATTACAAACGAATGACTAAAAATTTATTACAGATAGTTCCTTATATTTCTAAACATGGTAAAATTATACTTGCAAATCAAATGAACCACGTCTTGATGGATCAAGATGCACAGTTTGATGGCGATGCTATGGAACTAGAACAAGACGGATTAGCCTACACGTGTATTATAAACAATGAACCTATTGCTTCTGCGGGTATGAAGATTATATGGAATGGTGTAGCAGAGGGGTGGGTCTTGGCAACAAGTAAAGTTTGGAATCATCCGCTAGTCATAGCTAGAGCTATTAAGAAAAATTTTGCAAGACTAGCTAGAGAAAATAATATAAAAAGAGTACAAACAGCTGTAAGAGCTGACTTTAAAATAGGTTTAAAGTTTGCTTCATGGCTTGGTTTACAAAACGAAGGGTTAATGAAACATTATGGTTTTGATGGTTCAGATCACTTTAGATATGCGAGGATTTTTTAATGAGTTGGGTTTCAGCAGCAGTATCAGTAGCAGCAGCACAACAAGCAAGTGCAGCAGGTAAATTTAATCAAGCTATACAAAATCGTAATGCACAAATAAAAGAACAAGAAGCTGAACTAATAGAAAAACAATCTGAATTTGATTTAGCACAATTTGATAAAAAATTTGCAAGATTTCAAGGAGAAACTAAAACAAAAATATTAAATTCAGGTGTTGAGTTATCAGGATCAGGTTTGAGAATATTAAGAGCAAATGCTGAACAAGCTGAATTAGAAAAAGATATTATGGATTACAATGCTAAAATAAATCAAGCAAGAACATTTGAACAAGCAAACTTTGCACGTATGCAAGGACAAGTTGCTAGAAATAATGCTAGAGCAGCTGAACTAGGATATTATGCTCAAGCAGGTGAAAGTTTATTAAGAGCTTACGGATAATTATGCCAAAGATACCTACATATACTACACAAGGTAGACCTACAGCTGAAACTTCAGGTGTTACTTCTAATATTAGTATTTCACCAACAGCAACTGTTGCAGCTAGATTATTACCCGCTGCTGAAAAAACATCAAACTATTTTATAAAACAAAGAGATAATAATGAAAAACTAGAAGCAAAAAAAGCTGTGTTAGATTTAAAAGCAGACGCTGATAAAATTATTCATGCTCAAAAAGATAATCCTAATGAAGAAGAAGCAATTAAAATTTACAATGATCAATTTAAACCTATTCTTGAACAAAAATTATCAACTGTAAAAAATAGAAGAGTAAAAAAATTAATTCAACAAGGAATTGATTTAGAAAATTCTGAAAGTGTTTATCATCTTAAAACAAATTCATTTAAAGCATATGAGAAAGAAAGTAACAAAGTTTACAATGATACTATGAACATTGGAGTTAATAGATATAAAGCTACTGATAATTCAATATTAAAAGCAAAATATAAAGCAACTTTATATGATGATGCAGAAAAATTTAATAAAGAACATATGTTAGGTGCTAACGATTTAAAAAAAAGAAAAGAAGTTATAGATTCAGTTTTATTTTTAACAGATGCAGATTCTTATATAGGAACAGCAAACGCAGAACAAAAAATAGCAAACTTAGATTCAACACTTAATGGTGTTTCATTTTTATCTAACGAAGATTTTAACAAAAGTATTTATAGTTCTTACGAAGCTAAGATAAATAGTTTAGCTGTAGAGGGTGATCCTAATGCAGATTATGATGAAGCTCTTAGATTAATTAACGAACTAGAAAATTTTGAAAGATATAATGGTAACAAAGTTGTATCAGGAACTCGTGAAAAATCTTTTGCACAATTAAAAGAAAAAGTTTTAGGTGAAAGTATAAGGCATGAAGATAAAGTTACAAAAATAGAACAAGGTAATGTTTTCTTTGAATATTCTCAAGGTCAGAAAAAAATAATGGAAACAACTTTTTACAATCAGTTTGATGCTAGTTTAAATAAAGCAGCTAATAGAGAAAAAGCATTTGAAGCTGGTCAAGAGTATGATGCAAGAATTGATGAATATCTCTCTGCAAATCCTGATGCTACTTATCCCGAACAACAACAATTTTCAAGAGAACTTAGAATGAATATTATAAATAAATATCAAGATGTTGATGTTGCAAAAATTACTGCTTTTAATTTAACATCAAATAAATTTAATGTTGTTAGAGAAATAGATGATATTTTAGCTATGAAAAAACAATACGATAAAGGTGATAGAGAACTAGGTGGTAAAACTTTAATGACTTTAGCAAAACTAAATGGTTATGTTGATAAAAAAGGCAATCCTGATGTTGGAGCATTATTAAATGATTATGTTCCTATTTTACAAGAAAGAGCAAAAAATTAATCATGGTTGATATACCTACTATAACTATTACTAAATCTCCTGAAAGAGAAGGTGATACACCATTAAATGAAAACGCATTAAATTTTTTTAAAGAATATGAAGAAGGCATAAAAAAAATAGAACCTGTAAACTCAGGTTTAATTACTAATCCTGATGAAAAAGATTATAATTTTTGGGAGAAAACTGGTCGTTTAAGTTTATCAGTAGGTCAAGGCGTTGTTAATGCTGTTGAAGAAATGGCGGATTTTGCAGATGAAAATATTATATCGTTAGGTGGAATAGAATTTGGTGATCCTGAAACTTTGGGTAAATTAACTTTTACAGATTTCATCCCTAGATTTATT